GTCGATGAGGCTTGGGAAGAAGCGCGTGCCGCCCTTGTACCCGGCTGCGCCCATGATCTCGTGCGCGACTTCGCGGCGGTCGATCTCCTGTAGCAGATCGGGCGCCACGGCCTGCAGCTGCTGCATGGCGGCGCCGAAGCGCTGCAGCTTCTTCATTGGGTCCGTGTTGCCCGGCCCGATGAGCACCGTGATCTTCACGGGCTCGTCGAGCGACTGGAACGCCTTGATCCAGTCCTTGTTCTTCGTGCGGTTCGACACGAGCGTCAGCAGCTTCTGGTCGCTCTCGAACTGGCTTTCGAGATCCATGATCTGCTGCAGTGCCTTCTCGGCCCAGGTGCGCGCGATCGTCTGCAGCGACAGCTCGCTGATGACGTCGGCTTGCTGACCGAGCATCTCCATGCCGCCGACTGTTTCATTCGGCTGCTTCTTCATCGATCCGACGGTCGCGTTCGTGAAGTTGCCGGCGATGTCGTCGAACTCGAGGTTGAAGCGGTCCTGCTCCTGGTACGACGAACTGGTCACGTCCTTCGTTTCCAGCTGCTTCACGTCACCGGACGGGTCCGTCGTCATCGTGATCGAGCCGGGCACGTTGCGCATGAGGCTGCGCGCATCGACCATCTGCCCGCGCTTCACGAGGAAGCGGTTGTTGAGCACGAGCGAGACATTGTCGCTGCGCTGGTTCGTGAGGCTGTTGACGCCCTCCTGCAGTCCCTTCACCTGCTCGACGACACCGCTCGGGTAGATGCGGTGCGGCTCGATCGAGGCAGTGCCCATCACGTACGGCCGCGCGCGATTGCGGCGCTTGCCGTACACCTGCTCGATCGGCACGGGCTCGCTCAGCATCATCGTCACGCCGAGCGTCTCGTACACGTAGTCGAGGCCGCCGATGCGCACGATGTTGGTGTGCACCCACACGATGCGGAACTTCTGGCCCTGCTGTACGTTGCCTTGCCGGTCGACGCGATTCTGCTCGCGCGCCATTCGCACGGAGATCGCGGAGTTGTTGTCGTTCGTGCCGCCGGCGAGCAGTTCGCTTTCGGTGAAATCCTTCAGGTACGGCACCTGCGAGCCGTAGCGGCGCGCATCGGCGATGCGCTCGACCAGCTCATTGACGTGGTACGGGCGCTGCTCGATCAGGTACGGCGACGAGTTGATCGGGTCGATCCAGTTCGAGCTGGGATGGATGACGATGTTCTCGACCGGAACGAGGCGCATGCTCGGCGAGTCGCGCAGCACGACCTCCTCGGTCTGCGTCTTGCCCGTCGGCAGGCCGTCCTCACCGATGACGTCGCTTTCGATCACCGCCTCGCGGTAGTCCCATTCCTGGCACGAGATCACGACGCCTTGCGTGTGCGCATCGTGGTACGCGCCGAGCGAAAGCTGGAACCAATCGATCGAGTCGCGCAGACGCAGGTTGAGCAGCTCCTTCGCGACCTCGGCGGCGTAGACGTTGTCGTCGTCGTCGGGATCGGTCGGCTCGCACGAGATGATGTCGCGCGTCGAGTGGAACGCGAGCGCCATCGCGGCTTCGTGCTTGCGCAGCATCGTGCGCGTCTTCGGGCGGAAGATCTTGCTGCGCTTGTCGTACTCGGGCGTGTAGAACTTGCTGCCGGACGCGTGCCGTGAGTACGCATGCGCTAGGTTGTCCTCCATGCGCCGGCGAACTGCGATGTCGAAGTAGTTGCGGCCGACCGAGAAGTTCTCGCGCGCCATCGAGAGGAAGTCACCATAGGGCGACGCGGGCGTCGGGCTTACTGCGGGCATGGCGCCGTCGCCGCCAGGATTCGTCGCGGCCACGGCCGCCGCGGTCGCCGGATATCCGCCGTTTTCCAGCGGCACCGGGTTGCGCGTCATCAGATCCTGCCCGCCCCCCTTGCTGGCCATCAGCGCGCAACTCCTACGGCGAGGCGACCATCGGGCAGGATGAGGGTGCTGCCCTGCTGGATGGCCTGCGACAGCGCGCGCCGGCGCAGCTCCTTGCGCGCCGCGGCGTGTTCGAGATCACTGAGGATCGGGATGCCGTTACCGCGCGCGTCGCGCTTCATTTGCGCCACCCGCGCCCAGTCGACCGGGCCGCGGCGGAAGCCGAAACGCTCGAGGATCTCGCCGCCGCCGATGAGGCACGCCTTCCGCTTCGGATCGTGCTCGATGTCCATCGTGCGGATGGTGTAGCCCCACTGGTTGTGCAGGGTCAGGTTGAAGATGTTGAGCATGTGCCCGAGGCGATTCACACCGATCGCCCAGCGCCATCCGGGATACTTGCGCTGCAGGATGTCCGCGCAATCCTTCGCGAGGATCTTCAGCGAGGCGTGGCAGTCGAAGTCCTCGGGGCGATCGACCTCGCCCTCGGGCTCGGCGTTCGGATCGCGCCGTTGCAACGCCGTGCCGTTCCACTTCAGGCTCACGAGACGATCCACGCCGTGAAGGCGGTCGTCCCGGCTGTCACCTGCGTACAGATCAAGCGGAACTCGAGGTCTCCCCAGATCGGCCCCACTGAGAGCGAAGCGTCGTCGCGGAAGGTAAACAGCAATGGGCCATCGGCCGTGTTCTCAGCCACACCCGCCCAAGCCGTCGAGCCAGGCGCTCTCGCCTGCAGGGACGCAACCGCATCACCACCGCCGGTAGCGCCGTCGCACAGGACGGTGATGCACGCATTCAAGCCAGAGAAAACATCGCTGACCTGATTCGTGGCCGTGAAACTCGCGGTGATCTTCCGTACGCTCATGGCGCCCACCTGTAGGGTTGATCCTGCGGCTCGGTGAATTCGCGGCCGTTCGGGAACTCGTACACCACGATCGGCTGCTTGGTGAAGGGGTCGATGGCATTGACGAGCTGGCGCATATCGGTCTTGCGCGACTGCACCTGCTGGATGGTGGCGTCGAAGCTGCTCATGGCACCCCTCCTGGAATTGAGTCCCCGGTGGCTCCGAAGGGTGTCGCTGGGGACGACGCTATTGGCGGTTCGGCCGGGGCGCGCCAGCCGTAGCGGGCGCGACGCGCGCAGCATACATCAAACCACGTCCGGCTCAAGCGACATCTCGTTGAAGTCCATCTTGACCGGCACCCGCATGGCGAAAGTCATCGCCAGCGCATCCGCGTCGTCCGGCGACGCCGCGCCGCGCGAGCGGATCGAATCCTTGCTCTCGAGCAGCAGGCGGTCGGTCTTGCGCTCATGGCCGTAGCCTGGCGTTTCCAGCGCCGACCGGAGATTGTTGTCGTCGGGCAGCATGCCGACCTGCCTGATCCATTCCTTCATGCGGAACCACATCTCGGCGCGCTTGTTGGCGTACTGCTTCTCCTCGTCCGCGCGCGAGCCGAACTGGACGGCGACGACCTGGTGGCCGATCTGCCGCAGCCGGTCGATGACGCCGGCGCCGTAGCCGCCCGTCTCGTCCACGAACACGACGTCGGGCTTGTTCTCGACGATCAGGCGCGCAATCTTGCTCGACAGCTCCATGAGGTCCGGGATGCTGAAGCGGTAGATTTCCTTCTGCACGTAGCGGCCGCGACGGAAAACCACGGAAGACTGATCCTTGCCCTGGCGCGCGACGTCGACGCCCATCAGCAACGGCTCGCTGCGCACGATCTCGCGTGGATCGAACGCCTTCCAGCGCGCCTGCGCCGCGGTGATCGTGCCGGGCGGGATGAAGCAGATGCTGCCGCTGATCGGGAACAGACCGCGCACGCGCACGCGCACGTAGTCGTCATCCTCGCCGTAGTCCTCGATCCACTGCCGGTACAGCTCCTGATTCGAGGCGACCTTCGAGTCGCGACCGTCGACGTTGACCGTCGTCCAGCGGTGCTTCTTCTTGCCGAAGCACTGCGCGAATTCGCCGGTCGCGTCGGTCGGGTTCCCGAACGCGAGGAAGATGCCCGACGTCGTGAACGCGCCCTCGGCGACGCCCCAGATCACGCTCGCGATCGTCGACGCCTCGTCGAAGATCATCATCACGACGTCTTCGTGCGTACCGGCGAACGCGTCCGGGTTGTTCTCGGACCACGCGATCGCCGCGGCGAACCACGTCGCCGGCTTCCAGCGGCACGAGTAGCGCGTCTGCGTCCACTCGAACTGCCACTTGTTCAGCGCGAGATCCTGCCACTTCGCCAGCTCGCGCCACGCCGTCGTGTTGAGCTGGTCTCGCGTGCCGGCGGTGACCTTGCACGCGGAGCGTGGGTGGCAGCTCTCGAACCAGTGGATGATCCAGCTGACGAGCGCGGTCTTGCCGACACCGTGCGCCGCGGCGACCGCGATTCGCACGAGCTTCACGCCCTGCCGTAGCTGCTGCCCGATCTCGTCGAGGACGAGCGCCTGCCAGTCGTCGATCGAGCGCTTCTCGAGCACGCCCGGCTGGCCCCACGGGTAGACCGCAAGCACCCAGCCGAGCGGGTCGTGCCGATAGCGCGAGCAGAACTCGACCCACGCGCGGGCTTCCTCATCGGTCTGCGGCTCGCGCGTCAGGGCATAGTCAAGTTCCACTCGGCTTCTCCGGCGCGACCGGGCTTGGCAGCGCTTCGATCGTGACCGGGTCGCGTTGCAGCATCGCGGGACGGCTGAATTGCTGCGCGGTGCGCGACTGCGCTGCGGCCGCGCGCACCTGTGCTGTGCGCGTCTCCGCGACTGCGGCCGCCTGATCCATGAGCCGCAGCAGCGCGTCGCCGTCGACGAGCACCTGCTGCTCGTCGCGCACCCAGCCGCGCATCTTTGCGAACAGCTCCATCGCAGGCTGCTTCGGTTCCAGCTCGACCTCGCGCGACTTCAGGCCGCCGTACTGGTCGAACGTCTCCTTGTACTTCTTGATGAGCCGGCGCTTCTCGAGCGGGAGTTCCTGGATCTCCTGCAGCGACATGAAGCCGCCTTTCGGCCCAGCGAATTCGGTGATATCGCTGTCGATCGTCTCGATGAGGCGACGCAAGCCCCACGACTCGTCGACGCCCATGTGCACGAGCGTCGGCTTGATGAGGTCGCCGACGATCTTCTGCAC